CAAAGCATAGATTGAACTATAGGGTTGCCGTCGATAAACAAATCAAAAAATAAACCAGTACTTTTTTGATTTAAATTGATTTTGCAATTTTGATTACTAAGTTGAATAGTAAAGTTTTGAGATTCAACAGGAGTTAAAGGTATTATTTGCATATCAATCCCAAGAACTAGGGTTTTTTACACCAAAATTAATTAAATCTTTTTGGTTAAGAATATTTTTGTTTTGAGCCGCAGACGGTGGCACTGGCGATACTTGACCTATGTCTACCGAAACAGAACCAGAAGGCTTTGCTGTATTTGGGGCAGCAGATTTTTGGGCAATACGTACTTCTTGAAACCAAAGTTGGACTAATAAAAGAGTAGCACCTTGGCTTGATTCCCTACGGTAATCTACGTGGACTAAATTCAAATTTGGATAACTTGCATCTGGCGTAGAAATAGTCAATAGTGTTAAAGAATCCAAATAATTCTGCAAAGCAAGCAAAAACTTTTGTTTGGACATTGCACCATTACCACTACAAGTAACTACGCATCTGCAATCAAAAGGCATTGCCACTTTATTGTAGTTAGAAAAACTGCCGCCTTCTACTGGGTAGTTTGGTATTTTTCTTTCATTTTTGTACTCAAAATTTACAAAAGAATCAGGCACTAAAGCAAGATTACCACTAGCATCTGTAATAGCCCATTTAGTACCAAATAAATTATTTGGAAGAAGTTGTGCCGCAATATTTAAAGCTGCACCAACATAGCCAGCAGAATTTCTGTTAATGGCTGGAACTCCCGGTAAAGGAGGAACATTAGGGTATGGAATTAAACTCATTATTGATTTCCTACAATGCCATAATCAATTACTGCTCTTTGTTGGATTGCAGCGTTCATATCTTTTGCAATGCCGTCTGGATTTGTTGCTTGAGTATGTACGTTCAAAGTGTTGATTTGGGTGCTTACACTAGTTGTATTAGCTATACCGGCTTCATGTCCTGCTTGTGCTCTACGGACTAAATCCCAATTACTAATAACTTGGTCAGGATTCATTCCAGTTCTTTTTACCATATCTGTAAGATAAGAAGGAGCGTCTTTATAGTCTTGTCCACTTGGACTACCAAGCCATCCCAAATGACCATTGGATCCGTAAATTAGCTTTCTAAGGGTGTTCATACCCTGGCTTGCTTTTTTATTTAGTAAATCATTTTGGGCGGCTATTCCAGCTTCTTCGGTTTCAAATTTAGCAAAACCTCTTTCGCCTAAAGTAGCTCCTGGTTGATCTGCAAATTTCAATCCCCCGGGGTTATGTAATCTTTGGGTTAAAGAACCTCCGGACATACCTGGAGCGGGTGTACCGCTTTTACCAGTTAAAGAACCTCCGGACATACCTGGAGCGGGTGTACCGCTTTTACCAGTTAAAGAATCTCCGGACATACCTGGAGCGGGTGTACCGCTTTTACCAGTTAAAGAATCTCCGGACATACCTGGAGCGCCATGCTTTTTAGCAAAATCGTCGTATTCAACATTACCTGGATTGTTGTTATAGATTTTGGCTATCTCTTCGTCTTCGCCTTTATTTAATCCTTCGCTATGAAGAATTAAAGAAGCAACTCCAAATACTTTACTAAAAGCAGCGGATAGACCTTCGCCTACGGTAATACCGAAAAATTTTAAAGAAGCCAAAGCTCCTTCTAAGCTTAAAGCTGCTCCAGCTATCAAAGTAAGTTGAGAAAGGAATCCATCTAATTTTTTATCTCCTTCAACAAAACCATTCACAGCTTTTGTTGTTCCATCGAACAAAGCTCCCAAAGCTGGGTAAAGCTGATCCATGATGGAATTTTTTAACCCCATCATTGATGTTTCTAAAGTAACAGTTTTTTCCGTAAAAGCAGCAGATTGTTGTGCGCCTTCTTGGGTAATTTTATTAAGTTTTGCTTGTTGCTCTACAAGCTCTTTTGTTTTATCTACGCTTTGGGTAAGCAAATAAAAGGTATCAGCCCCAATTAAAGGAGCTGATAAAGCTAAAGCAGCTTGTATGCCTTTTTCTTCTTTAACTTTAATAAGAGCTTTAGAAAGTTCTAATAAATCAACTTTGCCATTTTTAAGTCCAACTCCTAAACGAGTTAACCCTGTAAATACTTCCTCACCACCAAGCCCAAGACTAAAAGCAGTTAGCCCGCCTTCCATGTTTTGCATAGAAGCGGCAAAATCTTCTGCATTACCGCCCATTGCTTTTACCGCTTGACCCCATGCCGCTAAACTATTAACGTTGATGCCAAGCATATTAGACTGGCGATTAAGTTGGGTATTAGTTTGAGTTACGGAAGTAATTAAGCTTTTAAGTCCAGCAACACCAAAAGCAGCTACTCCAATTTTCATTACCGATTCAGTAATTTTGTCGAAGCTTTCTGCAGTTTCTTTTGCGCCTTTTTGGTTTTGTTTGGAAGACTTATTAGCTTGATCCTCCATTTTTTTAAGAGAATCAACCGCTTTCTTTTGCGATTTATCAAAACCAGAGGCATCAAGCCCCAGTTCTATAAGCAGCGAGTCTATTACAGTAGCCATTATTTAGAACTCATTAAAAAGGCATTATGTCTGTCTACAGCACTAATTTCAATAAGTATCCATAAATCTTCAACACCGTAAACGGTATCTAATTCATGTAATGTAGCCATTTTTGACGATATTACAGTTGCTATCGTTTGCGAAGTGGCTTGATACTCAATGAGTCGTTTTGATGATTGGGTTGTGCTTTGGATTCCGAAGTCGATTCTTTTTCTTTTAAAAAAAAATCCATATGAAGATTCCAAATTGCTTTTCTTAAAGCAAGGCGAGTAGATACTTCTTCTATATCATCTTCAATCAAAGGTCTTTTGATGTTTGGACTTGGAATAAATTGTACACAACCCATCATTTCATCCAAAAGTGGCTTAGCCGCATCAAATGGGATTTTAAGCAGATTCATATAACCTACTGCAACTAATCCTGCCATGCCTTGAGAAACTAAGTTATCAGGTATTTCTATGCCAGCATTACCTATGGCAAGAACAGCTTTGATAGCCCAATTTTCTGCTTGGGTAGCACTCATTTCCGTGATAAGAAATTCTTTTCCCTTATCACGGCCTGTTTGTGTTACAAATGACGCTTCTTTTCTAGCCATTTTTTAGATCATTCCTTATTAAATCTGACCGCCAATAATACGCTGCCAAGTAATCTCGTAAACGAGGGGTTGCAATGTCTTTTTAACTGCTGGGAACGGAGTTGCCTGAGTTAGAAAGCCATTTTGTAAAGTATATATCATACTTGTAGAAGGCAACGTAATTGAGCCGCTAGCAGAAAAAACATCCACTGCCGCATCTTGAGCATTACGCCAAGCATCAAACAAAAATACGCTTGGACTATCTGCTTGTAAATGAATAGTCATTTTGTAGGGCACGAATACCTTACCAGCAGATAAAATACCATCTACGCCCATTAGAATTTCTGATTGTTGAACTGCTTCGCCTTCAAAAGCATCATCTACTGCGTAACCCTGAATTACCTGGGGTACTGGAAAGTATTTGTTGATCGCTAATGAAAGGACCGAATTTGCTGAGGTTATTGTTGACATAATTTATTCCTTATTGAATTGCAATAGAAGCCATAACGATTTGCTGAACTGCTTCGCCATCCTGATAGTACAAAGTAATAGGGGGAGATTGGCGAGCTGCACGAGTCTGAGCTGTAGCTTCCAGAATCTGCAAATAGAAACCTTGGGAAGCAATAGTAGGAGCAGCATTTACGCCTGTTGCGTATTGAATTTCAGCAGCTTGTTCAGCTGAAACGTTAATACCTATACGGATAGCACCGAAGTTCAAAGCAGCGTTGATTGGATCAAGAGCTGCAGAGTAAATCAAACCATTGCCTTGGCTGTTATAAGGAACTGCACCAACTTGAGTCAATAAATTCACCATAGACAATTGTAAGTTAGCATTTAGCCAGATTTGGTTTAAATAAGTATCCGCCCATAGCCATTTACCAGATACTGAACCTGGAGTAAACCAGTTAGCGTTGTTAGCTGGGTTATTTGACCCAAATGCACCGTAGCAGTTATAACCATTACTCAAAACAGCAGTGTATTGAGTTGAATTAGTTACAGAAGGTACTAAGCCAGATTGAGATTTAAAGTCTAAAGTTGCACGACCATTTAAACGATTAAAATTCAAAGAAGCAGCAAAACCGCAAACAAAAGCTGCGTGGGTTAAATTGCCATAAATTGGGCAAGTACCAATAAGTTGATTTACTTGCAAATAATTACCAAAAGTAATTGTGTTATTAGCGGTTAAAACGTTGACATCTGAGTCTTGGCAAACATATAACCAACGGGGGGAAGCAGAATTACTCCATTGGGCAAATGCTTCTTTTTCTGTAAGGGAAGCTTCCCAAACAGTCATAAAGGTTGCCCAGTTTTGATTTTGAGTCAAAATATTAGCCATAAAGTCAACAGGAGTACCAGCATCTGCACCTTGGGAAGCAATAGCTCCAGTTGCTTGAGTTAAACGCAAATTAGTAGCTAAAGTACTAGTTGCAGCAAAACCAACTGTTTGAGTTGCACCAGTAGCGATTGTAGTAAATACAAAGGCCGACTGAGTTGAGTTGTATGCAACAGTAAAGCCGGGGCTAGTAAAGCCTGATTGAATAATAGAAGCTGCTGAACTAAAGCTAGTTGCTGCACTTAAATTAATGGTTCCTGAAGTCTGAACTACGCCAGCAATCGTAATTGCCAATGTACCAGTAAAGGTTTGTAGTTGACCAAGGGTTACAGAAGCCATAGAACCACTACGTAACCAACCAGGGATTGCTACTTCTGGATAACGAGTCATTAGTAAGCTACCAGGCAATTGAGTGCCATTTTGGTAACCGTTAAAGTAAATATTAGCTACAGTAGCTTCGTTCGAACTAGCTCCAAAATAACTTTGAACATCAGCAGCATCGGCAAAATTTAATACTGTGCCATAAGGTGCTAGAGCATTTTGAGTAAGCACTAGACCATTTAGATCAACTGCTATACCATTAGCCGATAAGACTGAAGGTACTACTTGTACTACTTGCGAAAAAGGAATGGTACTCATAAATTCTCCTAGGGTTTAAATGTCTGATCTATTGGAGCCAGTCCAATATTAACAGCTTGCGTCGATTGTTGCTGAGTTGATAGGGTTGGGTTATATTGTAAACTGGCTACCAGTTTCCATCTTTGCTCATATTGTGCTTCTCCATCAATAAGAGGAATTTGGATAGGGTCGTCTGCATACAATGGTTGAATATTTGACGGAAAAATCTGAGTCGCATATTCGTCACGAAACAATGCCATAGTTTCCACTGCCCAAATTTGTGAACTTGGGCCATAAAAATCTAATTGCATTGAGTATTTCGTAGGGGTTAAAACTGTTTTGCCTTGAACTACGGATTGATAGTTATCTATGTTAAAAGATAAGCGATCCATACCCGTATTGTTCATGGTGATAAAACCGCCTTTTGGCATAGGAACTTTATTGTCTTGGGCTTGAACTATTTGGACTGTTGTAGGAATGAAGCTTTTTAAAAAAGTCCTCATAGCCGTAAATACGTCTTGGTCATTGATGTCCAAAATAACTGACATATTATTCTTCTGTCCATTCAATAGAGACATAAAGCTCAATATCAGTAGGAATGGTGTCGCCATTCAAACTAAAGCAAAATGATTGGTTTACTCCACGCAACACGATTGGTTGAGTAGCAGACACCCCAAAAATTTCAACCCAAGGGAAAATCGGGATGCCACTACTTCCTGCGTTAGGTAGAGCGTAATGGTCGCCAAATATAAATTGACCAGCTCCTAGAGTATCAGGATTAGCTGTATAAGCCTTTACTGTCGCAGTTGGAGCAGCATTATTTGAGTCATATTTAACAGAAGCAGGAGTTGTAAAAGTTCCACCTGCATTTGCAACAGATCTTAAAAAACAATAAAAGTCGATGACTCCAGCAGTAGACGCACTATCAGCCGTTACTTGCAGCTTTGTAATTTTAATAGTTTTGGTAGCTGAACCTGAAATAGTGAACACATCCGTTGCATTGACAGCAGGAGTCAGGTCATAAATACCTGCCCTATATGTTGGAATGTTATTTAAAGCATTGCCAAAGGAATCTACATCAACAATAGCTTCAGCAGCTTGACCTGGGGTTGTTCCTACATTGATTTGCATAATCAATCCTGTTGTAAAGTTACTACTACGTGGCACCAATCAGGCCATGTTTCCATAACCTGAGTAATAAGCCAATTCTTATTGCAACTTCCTGGAGTTTCTGGGAACACCAAAATATCTCCGCCAATTTGGTCTGCTCTAACTACCCCAGCGGCGTTACCATACATATAGACCGAACGCATAATGCCGTTAATATTTAAACCATCTATATGCTTTAGATCAGTAGCGCTTAATGCTTGTATTTGTGCTTGTACTGTTAAAGTAATAGTTTTAGGCGTTCTTTTACCAGCATCATCAGTTATATAACCGTTTGATTGTACCCAATTTATTTCTTGGTTGGGATTGGTTACTTGAATATATTTATTAGCAATGCCACGCAGTTTCATTATTAGCCTTTAGTAAAATCTGAACCAGCTTTATTAACTGCGTTCTGGACTGTATCTCTCATATAAAAGGTATCTCTTAATGGAGCATTAAATCCTTTTTTAGCTACTGTAGAAGGAGCATTAGGTGGATAATTGGTATTAGTAATTTGCTCTTTCATATTTAAAGCAGCAATTCTACC